TATTTCTTTTTCTTGGAGCTTCATTTCTTTTTGTAATTCTGCAGCTTTTTCCACTTGGACTCTCACTCCTCGTTGACGCATCTTTATTAATATCGGAAGCAGTTGCTGCTCCATTTCCCATACAGTAGTTAAACTTTGCGAAGCTATTTCGTGTTTAAATCTTTGCCATAATTTTAAAGTAAGTTCTGCATCTTGCTCTGCATAGTAACCTACATGTTCTGCTGGTAACTTCCACATCTCTGCTTTAGGATCTATACCATGAGCTGCTGCCGCTTCTCTTAATTCTGTTTCTGCTTTTATCTCATTTAAAAAATCTACTGATAATGCATTTAAAGAATATGAAAATCTATTCTCATCTATTAAAGCAGCTGCAATCATTGTATCAACTATAGGTCCGTTGACCGTGATACCAGATGCTTCTAGCCAACCTACATCATACTGAGCATTATGAAATATTTTAGTATTAGGTAAAGCACACACATCTTTCATATATTTCTTTACTTGTTCAGGTATCATGTTGCCACCACCTAAATGTCCAAATGGAAAATAACCTTTCCATCCTTCGACTGCTACTGCAAATCCTACAATCTCACCCTTACCTAAAGCCCAACCAGCTCCGAGTCTTTCATTTATACCATCGTCTCTAGTTTCTAAATCAATAGCTATTTCTTTATAAGCAGATAAATCTTTGTACTCACTAGGTGTATTCCACATTGATTTTTTAAAAGTCAAAGTTAATTGTAATCCGTTACTCATTTACTATTTCCTTTCAACACTGTTCTTACTATTGTTGTTGCTGGGTTTAGATCGAAGTCTTTTGTGCACCCTGTTAACAAACTGATCAACAGCACAAATACCACAATAATAAATTTTGTCTTCAATAATGACTGCATCTTTTTCACACTTTGAACATTTAATTTTTGGTTTTGCGTTCATCTTTATGATCTTTTAAGTGTTTAATCTCTAAGTCACAATAATGTTTGATTTTTTCTAAATCTTCTATTGGCTTACCTTTAAGTAAATATCTACTTACATATTTTATTATGTTTGCTTGTAATGGGTTGAGATTATTTTTTCTAATATAAGTCCAAGGTTGAATAACAAATTTTTTATAATGTGATCCTCCAACTTGTTTGTCATCTGGAAAAGTTTCATCAAAGATATTTTTATTTGTCATTTTTCTCCTGTATATAAATTAAATAATCTTGTCCAATTGGATAGTTAAACTTATAGTCAGATCTCAGTAAATGTAAAGTTTTTCTTGCTCTAGTTGCACCAGTATACCAAACCTTTCTTTCATCACTTTTTTCTTTTTTATTTTTATTTCTGTAATCAGATGGATAATTCCCTTTACCATACAATACAACATGATTAGCTTCTCCACCTTTAACACTATGAATTGTATCAATAGTTATTAAAGGATCTTTATCTAATTCTTTTTGTCCATATCTTCTAAGTAATCTTATAAAATGTCTTACTTGTCTTGGTTTAAAATTTCTTCTTAATATCCAATACCAAGGTTTATCTTTTTGATTATCTTCTAATGTAAGACCACACCATTCTTTTAATGTTTGAAAATCATAATCTCTTAGATCAGGTTCTGCTCTCCAAAATTTATCTAATCTATAATTAGGGTCTTCCAACTCTCTAATATATTTATACATGTTTCTTGCTGCTTTTTTATCTATCTTTTTATTTTTAGTAATTGCAGTCCATGCTTTGATAGCTTCCCATTGTTTCTGGTCAAAACATTTTGTACCTTTGTTATCTTTGTAATAAAGACCTGCATCTTTGGCTAACATTCTAAGTTCATTTACTGTTTCATTGATACGTCCTAATATGTACCAATCTTCATTAAATTTTTCAAAAGGTATCTCTTTAAATGATAAATATGCTTTAACAAATCCTTTTGTTCCACCAGGTAAATACTCCTTCTCTTCACTATCACTAATACCTCTTCTAATTACTTGTGAGAATCTATGTATGGCTTCACCAAATCTCTGTGTTCTTCTTAATTTAACTTTACGACCAGGAAAGAATTGAGTAAAATATTTTGGGTCAGCCCCATTCCATTTGTATATAGCTTGATCATCATCTCCTGCTAAATAAATTCTTTTTACTTTAGAAGCCATCTTGTAGATCACCGACCATTGAAGAGGTGTGCAATCTTGAGCTTCATCTAATATTAAAACTTTAAGTGAAGGAAAGTCTACTTCTTTTATTGCTCTTTCAATCATGTCATCAAAATCTATAAATGATCTCTCTCCTCCACCTACTTTATAATGTTCGTAAGTACTTATCTTTCTTAAAAAAACTGTAAGCGAATCTCTTTTATAAGCTTCTTGTTTATAAGCTTCCTCTGGAGCTATTAATAAATTTCTAGCTTTACTATAAACACCTAATGACCAATCCTTATACATAAAGTTGTCATCAGCTAATCTTTTATCACTTGATTTTATAACTTTGGTTTGAAGTGCAAAATCAATTGTACAATCTTTAGGATCAAATACTTCTTCTGGAAAATACCTTCTGCAATACGTATGTAATGTTTTAAATCTAGAAAAATCTTCAGTACTATAATTTGGAAAAGATTCCATAGCTCTTTTTATTGCAGTGTTGACTGCTTTATTAGTGAAGGACAGATAAGCAATTTCTTGTGGCCTTATACCTTTTCTTAAATAACTTTTTAAAACCTTCTCTATTAATGTGTATGTTTTGCCCGTACCGGGGGGACCAAAAATCTTTATTGTTTTGTGATAAAGTTCTTTTAATATTTTAAGTTCTAAACTTTCCTGTGTGGAATTCTTCATCCATCTCCGATATTGTTTTCTTTTGTTTAGGTTTATCTGATTTTTTATAATCTACAAATTTAGGCATTTCTACAGACCATACATTTTTTACACCTTCGTGATAATCTATTCTTTCACAACCTAATAAATGCATAGCCTCTGCTGCACTTTTAAATGTTTTATCATTACCTAAAAACTTTTCAAAAGTAATTTTTTTAAAGTAACACACATTTGTTTTAGAATCTAAGACCACATAGTTATCTTGTAGCTTATCAAAATCATCTTCCTCAATATGACTTTCAAAGAATTTTTTGAGAAAATTGTATTTCTCTTCTCCTAGTGTATCTTCAAATTTCATCTTCTCATTCTCTACTGCTTTCTTAACAATAGTTGATATAAGCATTTCAAAAGGAGATGGACCACTTCTAGGTCTTGGTAAAGTGACCCAATAAATTCCATATCTTAAAAGTTTTACTCTAAATGATTTTTCATCTTTCATATCTTCTGGAGCAATGACTATTTTTTCTCCTTGAAAAACAAAAGAATATTCAATTGATTTTGTACTCCTGATAAATTCTATTTCTTCAAAGTCATCTATTAAATCTGGTACTTGTGAACCAATACCTAGCTTTCTAAACTTACATAAATCTTTGTTACATATTGGAGTGATAGCACCAAGCTTTGGTGGACATTTATAATTATAATCTTTTTTAATTACAGATTTTGCTACAGAGTTATCTATCTCTCTAGGATCCATAGGTGTTACAAATATTTCTTGGTTTCTTTTTTGAAGTATTGTTCTCATTTCTTCAATTGTAATTTTGCCATCAGATTTCTTCATTTCAAGAACACCGACATTGTAAAGTAGATCATTACGATGGTTACCAGACCATTTATCCATAATCATTTTTTGAACACAAGGCGGATAGTGTTTCCAATCCTCTTCAGGTTCGTATTCTTTTACTTTTATATTTTGTAATTTATCTAGGGATAAAGTTTTATTTCTAATTATTTCGATAAATGTTCCAATCATAACTGGAGTATTTGATTCATTATATGCAAACTCAGTAGTAGCATTCATATTAAAGTAAGGCATATTCATACACTTATTCATAGGAAATACTTCTAATGCTTGAAAGAAATTTTTATTCCATTCGTTTAACTTTTTTAAAACATCTTTTACTGGATACCAATTATCCAAAAACAAAAACAAATGAAGCCCACCTGATTTTGATCTTACTGGCACTAATGGTAATTGATTGTCTCTAAGAATATCTATAACTTTTTTTTGTGAATAATCTTTGTAACTTTGTGGGTCGATATCAATACATCCCCACTTACACATATCATCCTTTTCAGGTTTGATACCTATTCGTTTCGTACCTTCTAAATGTTCCTTCCATATTTTAAGAGTTACTGGTTCGTGGATCGTGAGTGTTTGACCTACTGTCTTGCCCCGTTCATCTACCTCTCCAGTAAGAGAGGTAGTGATGAACAGTTCAGAATTTCCCTCAAATATTTTTAAGAGTTGCTCCTCCATAAAAAATATTAAAACGGAACACCAGTTCTTGCTTCGCTGCTATTATTTCCTTGAGACTGATTATCTTGAGTAAAATCTACTTTACCAAAAATATCACTCTTCATAGCACTCTGGTAAAAGGCTTGAGTTGTCTCTAACACTTTTAAGTTTTCTTGAGTATTAAGAAATTTATCAAACTCAACAACCCATCCATACCAAGAGTTTTGTGAATTAGACTCTTTAGTCGTGCTTAACTTATAAGCCGTTGACCATGATGGTGGATTAAACATACCATTCTTACCTTGTGCTCTTCTAGACATGATCATAGAATTCCATGTCTTAGATTTTTTCTTTTGAGTAGATTTCATAGTAATCAAAGCTTGTTCTATTGGATTGTAGTTTGCATCCAAAATATAAACAAAGTGATTACCAGTGTCTTCAACATAGTTTCCGTTTTCTAATCGGTCTTTGTTGTCGGCACCTCTAGTGGTTTGAGACATAATAGCTGGATCAGTATGAATACCTACTGGTCTTCCTGGACTATCCCCTTTGTCTTTCCACTCATTAAAAGTATTAATGTAAAGACAAGGCACTACTATTAATCCTTGTTTACCTTTCCAAACCGTACCAGATGTTTCACTCCATATGTCTCCTTGCTTTGCAGTCTCAACATACTTTCCATCAGTCTCATCTAAGACTGGAGAGTTAGCATAAAGTATTTTTAGGATTGGTAGTTTTTGATCACGAGCTGTCACATACTCTTGACCCTGACCCGCCATCTGCTCTAAATTAATAGCAGCTGGAAGGTTATCTTTTTTTGTCGTCATCGCTTTTTTTTCGATCATGATTGTTCCTTCGTGGTTATTTTAGTTTTATTTGCAACATAAGTTCCAAACAGTTCAGCAGGTACATCTTTACCAAGATCCTGAATTTGTTCTCTAACAAATCCTCTTAGACTACTTGGATGAACAGAAGTTTTCTGCTTTACTGGTAGACCTTTTGCTTTCAGCTCTTCTATAATTGATTTAGCTTCATTGTCTTGCTTCATCCCAAATTCCAAAGACACTTGGTTTTTAATCAAATCTCCATGGCCATTTTCTCTTAGCCAATTGAAAGCTTCATCACTTTTAGACGCTGGTATTCTAGCTGAATAGAATGGTTTAACCTCAACGGATGAACCATCTGCTAATTTTAGCAGAGATAAACCAGCTTGTTGCATTAAGTTTGGAATTGTTTGCTCAGAAAGAGTAGTTTCGACTTCTTTTAACTTTTTAAGTTCTTCTTCAGCCGTCATTATTTTTTTCTGAGTTTCCAATAACTTATTGCAAGATTTGGCGATGTCTGTCGACATGCCAGTATCTACCGATATGATAGATTCTGCTTCTAAGTCCATAAGAACCTCCTTGTGCAAGAATCAATATATTATTAATTTGATTTATGCAAACAAATAATTTAAATAATTCTGCGTGTATAATTATAAAACAAAACCATTTAAACATCAAAGACAATCATTAATTGAAGGAGCCAAACCCTATAATTTTGCTTATTTTATGGAGATGGGAACTGGTAAGACTAAGGTTGCTATTGATAATGCAGCTTATCTATATCAAGAACAAAGAATTGATTTTGCATTTGTTATTGCACCTAATTCAGTTTATCAAAATTGGAAAAAAGAAATAGACTTTCATTGTCCAGAAAAAACTAATATTTATATTTGGAAAGTTACTAAAGATAAAACATTTAAATTAGACCCTAAAAAACTTACATTTATATTAATGAATGTTGAAGCATTGTCTCATGCATCAGGTAAGAAATGGCTTGAATATAAGTTACTTAAACATGGAATGAGAAGTATGGTTATATTAGATGAAAGCACATCTATCAAAAATCTTAAAGCCTCTAGAACAAAAGCTATTATAAAGTTAGGTCAATTAGCTAGATACAAAAGAATATTAACTGGTTCTCCTATAACTAAATCACCTCTTGATTTGTTTTCTCAATGTGCTTTTTTAGATAAGAAATTATTGGGGTATGAAAACTTTACAGTATTTAAATCAAAATATGCAGTTATGTATAGTATTGAAAGAGGAGGATACAATATACAAATACCTAAATACTATGTAAATCTTGAAGAGTTAGAATATAAATTAAAATCATTTTCTTATAGGGTTAGAAAAAAAGATTGCTTAGATCTACCAGAAAAAATGTATGTCCAAAGACATATAGAATTACCAGATGAACAAAGAATTGCTTACGAAAAATTAAAAGCAACTGCTATTATATTACTGCAGAATGATGAAGTATCTTACAATAACAAACTCACTGAATTATTAAAATTGCAACAAGTAGCAAATGGTTTTGTAAAAACAAATGATGGAAAAATTGTAGACTTTAAATCTAATGCTAAATTAAAAGAATTGATGAGTATCTTGGAGGAGAGTGAAGACAAGTGTATTATATGGGCTAATTATGTACACAATATAGAAATGATTAAAAGAAAACTAGGAGAGGTATATGGAAAAGATTCGGTGGTTTCGATATACGGCAAAGATTCAGTTGATCTTCGTAACAAAGCTGTTGAAAGTTTTCAGTCTGATGACAGATGTCGTTTCCTCGTTGGGAACCCTACTGTTGGTGGTTATGGTCTTACCCTTACTGCTGCTAAGTATGTTATATATTTTAGTAATTCTTACAACTTGGAAGTCCGTCAACAAAGCGAAGATCGTGCTCATAGATATGGTCAAACTTCTCAAGTCACATATATAGATCTTATTGCAACAGATACTATTGATGAAATGGTATTACATAATTTAGAAAATAAAATAGAATTATCTGCTAAGACTCTTGGAGAACAGGTTCAGAAGTGGCTTTAGTTTTGTGGTATCTATCCACTCTTTCTAACCATTTCTTTTCATATTCTTGAAGTTTAGCCTCGTTCATTTTAAACTCTTGATACAAAACATCTTTGGTACAAACACATATAAGGCCTTGTGTTATGGGACCATATTGTTTTTTATGTGCTAATGAATATGCAGCAATCTGATAATAATAATCTTCTACAAACTCTTCTCTCTTTGGTTTATTACTTTGTTTAAAGTCAATGATTGTAGGCTTATCATCATAAAGACCAACTACATCTGTTGCACCTGCCCATCTATCTTCATAAGATAGACTTACTTCATTACCCCATACCTCTTTCAATGGGTCAAGATTATTTACTATCTCATGAGCCATAAGTCTTGCTTTAGCTCCATCCTCAGAGAGATTTATATAGCCACGGCCATCTATGTAGTTTTCAAGAACATAGTGCATCTCCGTGCCTCTCAGAGCCGCCTGAGAGGTAATTCTGGCTGCTTCTTGGTATCCTACTCTTTCACGCCACCTATCAAGTCCAGCTTTCTTTTCTGGGGATTGAGTAGCAGATAGTATAGTTGTAACACTTGGTATTTTTTTGTTACCTACATTATAAGTCCGTGAGCCGTCCTCCTCTTGTCTAGTATACTTCTTGTACTTGTATTTATTAACAAGCTTTAGATCGGTAATTTGAAATTTGTTATTATCTTTAATTAGACGCACATGGTCTTTTAGAATACTTTGAATAGAAGAGCAACTATTATTCCAATCATAGATGTCATTAAAAATGCAGTAGAAGATATAAGAATTTTTTCAATTCTATGAATATCATTATGTAAATCTTTGATTTGTTTATTAGTTTGTTCTTGCATGATTCTGCACAACTTCTCATGATCATCCATTCTTTGATGAGCAAGAATATCTTTATTAGAAGTTTTTCTTGGCACTTACTATTCCTCCCTTGTTGAAAAGGTTAAGGGCTTGTGCTAATTCAGTATTAGGTTGTCCACCCATAGGTAGGTTAGATGGTATAACATTTGGTAAAGGTATGTTACTAGTGTTTATTGGACTAGTTGCAGCTACATTTGTAGCTTGAGGTTGATTTAAATCAACAGCTATTGGGTCTTCTTTAGTTGGATTATATGTTTCTTCGGTAGTGAAGAAAGTATTATCTGGCAATTCACCTTTGAATATTTTATCAAAATTATTTTGGTTTGCTTTTATGTTAGCTTGAACCATAGAGTTTTGCTCTTCATCAATAATACCTTCTGCTACTAAAGCAGAACCAAACTGACCCATAAATCTTGAGAACTGATTAAAGTTTCTAGCTTGTGCCCCCTTAGTTCCATCAATTAAAAATTTCATTAATCTTGGATTAGTAAATACCCTCGATAGTGCTGCGGGAGCAACTACGAATGCCATAGCAGAACCTGGATCTACAACACCACCACCTGCTAAAGCTATTGTACCTAATTGAGTTAATGCACCCATCTCTTTTAATTGAATAAAGATTGTACCTCTACCAGCTTTTGCACCAGGAGCAGTTATAGCACCATCTGCAAATTTTAATGCATTTGTAAATTCTTTCAAATGTCCAGCTTGTGCTTTGTTTAGTAATCCACCTTTTTCAATAAACTCTTTAAAGTCTCTTTCTACAAAATTTCTTGCCTTATCTGATCTTAAATAAATATATTGATCTTTTAAATCTGTAGAATCATCTATAAATTTTTTTATAAATTGTCCTCTTATACCGTCCTTAATCTTATTTGCTTGTTCTATATCTAATAATCTATTACCAGCACCTTTTTGTCCTGCAACAATACCAGTATCAGTCATATCTAATTTTTTTAAAAAATCTTCAGCTACATCATTTTTACCTTTTACTAATATTTGATCTAAAACTTTTTTCTGTCCAATACCAGTTTTAGAGATACGATGAAATATTCCGTCATTAAACATATCATTACCCATTTTTGATAAGTTACTTAATTTATTATATTCAGCTCTTATTTGTTGAGGTAAAGGCATTCTATCTAATTCTGCTTTTAATAATTTTTGTATTGCTCTTCCAACTTGTTGGTATTCTGGAGAAGATCCTCCTCTACTTAAATTTCTACTTAATTGTCTATATTCAGTTAAAACTTCACCAAACGTTGCTTGATTAGGCATAGTTTTTAAATCATTAATTAAATCTACAGCATCCTCTGTACCTGACTTTTGTCTATATCTTTCTAATCTTCTACCCTCTTGTGATAGTAGTGCTTTTAAACTTACTGCATCTTCACTTCTTCTTGTTCTTGAATTAAATACATAATTTTTTCTAACCCCATCCCAAGACAAATCAATACCATATCCTGGTTTAGGTATTATTTTTCCATTTACAGTTTGCTCAGTTGCTTCTGCTAATAACGGATAAATTCTTTTATAACCATCGTCCAAAAATCTATTATAGGTAACATTACTTCTTGTTACTGCACCTTGAATTAAAGTGTTTAATGTATTTGGATCTAATACATCTTTATCAACTCCTTTTACAACTTGTTCTACAAACTCATCCATCGAACCAAGTAAACCTAATCGAGCCCCCTCTTTAGCCGTAAGCATTCTACCACCACCAAAGAATGAAGCACCAATAATACTTTCTAAAGTATCAATCATATTATTTTCTGTTACAAGTGCTGGTGTCAATGTGCCTCTATCAACTCTTTTAAAAAAATCTGCTCCTCTTTCAGTCATAAGATTTTCAGCATTCTTAGAAGCTAGTTCTGGGTTTTTTAAAATTTTTAATTGTTCATCTGTAATTTTTCCACCAATTTTAGTTTGAGTTTGTGCAATTAAATCATCAGTAATTTTTTGACCACCAGCAGCTTTTTCTAATAATGAGTAGTAGGCTTTCTGTCTTAATATAGTTTGTGAAGCAGCTCTACCACCTTTGATCATTTGAATTTTTTGACCTGCAACTTTGTTATAGCCTTTACTCAAGGCACCAGCCATACCAAAACCAAGGACTTCACCAAAAGCACCTTGAATAGAACCTCTTGCTACTTCTTTTACAATGTCTTCTTTTGGATCAAAAGCTTGTGCAATAGCAGCACCTGAACCTCCCCCCGCTGCAGCTCCAACTGTTGCTCTTGCAATTTTACCTACTGTTTTTGCACTTATGTTTAAAAGTGGTCTAGCTATCCTAGCTATTCTTGCAGCAGATATAGCCGTTAACGCTAATGATGATCCACCAGAAATAGGGGCAGCCGCAGCTCCTGCAATACCTCCAGCAATTGATAAACCAACTTCTGTAATTATTCTTTTAAATGAAGGGGATGATAAAAAAGACTCTGTGTCTTGATTGTATTTTCCTTTTTGTGCATCTGTTAAAATATCTTCTGGAGTTATAAAAACTTGACCCTCATCAATATCTTGAATGCCAGTTTTTTCATCATCTAAATTTCTTGCTTGTAAAAAAGTATCAATTGCTACTTGTTCTTGTGGAGTAGGTTGAGTACCTTTTATTTCGAATGTTTGTCCTGCTACTACTATCTCTGCCATTCATTACTCCGTTGTTATTTTAATTGCACCTGATGCAGTTTTTTCAAATCCTACTGGTGTAGTAAAATCTACAAACTGAGCAACTCCACCTTGGCCTTCTATAATTTCTATAGCAGTGCTAAAACTACTTCCAGTATTTTCAGAAATATCTTGAGCAGTTCCTAGATATTTTTCTAGAGATTCTATCTTAGCTTCAAACACTCTTTCTGTATCTCCAACTTGAGGAATTAATTCTTTAATTCTTTCTCGTTCTTGGTCAGATACTTGTGCACCTGAGACTGCTTTTGTTAAGAAAATAGTTGCTTGATCTATTTTAGTTTTAAAAGCTGCATAATTTTTTGCGTAATCAGTTCCTGCTGCTTTTCCAAAAAAACCTCTTATTCTATTTAAATCTCCAGGACCAACTGGTTTACCTAAATTAACATAATCAGTAGCAATATCACTTAGTAATCTTCTTGTACTTTGAAATCCTCTTCTCTCTTCTAATTCTTTAGAAGTAGGTTTAGATACAACAGTAATTTTTCCAGTTCCATCAATTTGAGCTACTGTGCCTTTAGGTAATTTGTAAGAACTTAATTCACTTTCAGATAATGTTCTTACACCTTTGCCATTTCCTTTAGCTTTTTCTACAGACAAAATAGTTGCTGGTAATTTAGCTAGTCCTTCTCCAACTGCACTAAAGACTGGTCCTAAACCTTGTCCTTTAGATTGTAATAATGGAGCAGCTAATGTTGCTGCATAGATAGCTTTTTCTTTTGGAGATAATGCACTTATCCCACCTGTATTAAAATGTTTGATAGTTGGTTTTAAAGTTTTGAAATATCTATCTTTAAATAATTTTCTTGTTAATACTTTATCCATACTACCTCGGTTGCATCAAGTTGTAAGCAGAGTATGCACCTAGTCCTGCACCTAATGCTTGTCCAACTGGGTTAGCACCGGGAGCCGTGGTTGCTGTAAGTGTACTCTGTGTTGTTGGTAAATTTG